TGGTTCATTTACCAGGACTTTCTTGACAAGTTGTTGAGGTCCATCCAACACCCTCATGCCGAAGAATTACTTCTCCTTAAAGAGAGAGGTGATTTTCTAGGCATGATCGAGTTGGCTGATCGCATATCGTCCACTGAGTATCGGACGGCAGCCGAGCATCGGCTGTGCAATCAGTTATCTGCAGTGATTCGGAAATATCCCTTCCCTAGTGGTTCGGTTGCTTTGAACCCTCGTGCGAAGGCGCTTGAGACTTTTATGAAGAGCGAACGAAAGTGTAAGCTCGTAAATAAACGTTTCAAGCTGTTCCTGAATCTCAGGAGCCCCCACGAACTTCCGCTTTCTGCGGCGAGGTCGTGGATATCCCATGCACTTGGAGAATTGAACCTCCAGGATGTATGGGAGCACTGCAGTTTTGGACCTGGCGCATCTATCGGAGTTCATGGGAATGCTACCAATGAAGCGAGGAAGTTACTCGCTGAACGTTGGTCCGTGAGTCCGAGCGCTTTCTACTATTGCTTTGCCGCCTTAAGTCGGGACATGCATATCTGGGAGCTTCTTTTGAAACGCCCAGAAAGTCCCTTCTTTTCGATCGACATCTGCGAACTTTTGTCCGCAGTAAAGAGTCGGGCCGAGCTGGTAGGCTACAATAAAATAACGTTTGTGCCCAAGACTGCGAAGACCGAAAGGACTATCGCAGTGGAACCGCTTTTAAACGGCTTTGTCCAGAAAGGTGTCGACGTGTTGATGCGTAAGCGTCTTAAACGCGTTGGTATTGATTTGGATGACCAGAGTCATAACCAAGGACTCGCCTATATGGGGAGTCTAAGGGATGACCCTGATCCTTATGTAACGATAGACCTGTCTAGTGCTAGTGATAGCATCTCGACGGAACTCTGCCGTTATATGTTGCCGCCTGATTGGTTCGATTTTCTCGACTCAATCAGATCCAAATCGTTTACTTTGAATGGGGAAATATCTCCTTATGAGAAGTTTACGACTATGG